TACAAGAGATGTCAAATCAAAGAAGTCGTTTGTATCATCAAATGTCAAACAAGGTTTACCTGCGGATAGGCCAGCTTGAGTATTAACTGTTCCACTTGTTACTATTTGTGGCTGATTGGCAGCAGTTGATTGAACAGCATGATTTGAGTTTCCACTTTGATCATACCATTTAACTACAAATCCATTATTAGCACCTACAAATGTAGTAAGTGCAGATTCGTCTAATACATTGCTTCCGTCATATCCTATGTCTTGCTCTGTGTTATCTGAACTCCTACGCACACGAATTAATGCACCTGTATAAGATGAAGATAATCTACGAGCAGCAGAATAAGCTACAGCAGCACCAGTATATGTATCAAGTATTCCCGTGAAAGACGGAGCAGAAACTTTACCTGCTAATCCTAATAGTCCGTAGTACATTATGCTTCAGTTAAAGACGCAATCACATCAAACTTATCATCTGTAGAATTGTAGATACATCCTACATAAGTAGTCTTACTAATCGTTGTAGTAGTAGGAAGCGTAACTCCTAAAGCACGGAATTTAGCACCGAATGTAATAGAACGAGCAGTACCATTGTCTTTAATTCTATAAATCAACGCTTGTCCTTCAGCGAAAGTTCCCGTAGGATTAGCCAAAGTTAGACCTGCTGCCTGTGCTGTAATCTTTACTAAATCGTTTGTAGAAGTAGCAGTAACGGTTGCAGAACTTGCAACAGACTGAACTCTTGGATCACGAATGTTTGCACCTGTAACGCTTTTAGTAACATAAGTACCACCACCAGCATCTTCAGATACTACAAGCAAATCCGTTTGAGCAAGTGCTGCGCCTTTGGCTGTTAACTGACTCATTTTCTTTTCTGCCATTTTTTATATTTTATCTTTCAGGAATTGTATCTCCCCAATATGAATAATCGTATGCTTCACCCCATCCATTGTCCGCACTTGTCGGGGCTTCGGTAACTAAGAAATCGTCTGCTTCAGTCTCTAATAGATTAAGTGCAATCTCATCTATAAAGTTGTCCCCGTCTTCAGATGGTTTACCCCATCCAATTAAGTTACTTACTGCTGCTCCCCATCCTATGTCGTTCGCCATCTTTTTCCGCTTTCTGTAAGTATAACTTTAACTTCTTTATATTGTTGTCTTTCGGTTTGTACTTCTTCATAGTTTATTTATTTACAAAACCCAGCCTAAAAAGTTATTATCCGTTCTTGGATACATATCTCCATTGGAATTGGAATTGTATTCAGGGAATAGGTTATTGTTAAAACTCATATAATCCACAAAGCGTTGTGTATAATGCTGTGCTATTTGTCTCTCCTTCTCTACTAAAAAGTCTACTTCGTTTTTATCTACCGTAGTAGCGTTTTCTGATTCGTGTTTATACACCCCTTTATTAGCTATTGTATAAGCTGCAAATGGTAAATACTCTACCATAGCCCAATGTATAAGCATAGGCTTAATATAAGACGTTAGAAGCGTTAAATATGGATTAGCTAAAGTACTTGCTACTATGTCGGCTTTAATCTTATTTAAAAGATCAGTTCCTAAGATAGATTGAATATGTACGTCTTGAGCAATTTTAATAAACTGAATGAATTTATCCGTGTCTACATTGCCATTTACGGCAGTAAACTTAACTACATCTGCTCTCGTGATTAATAATGCTTCTGCCATTATTTATTTTCTTTTGGTAAAAATCCTTTGTTAGGCATATCAATAGGACGAGTAGAAACTAAAGATGGATTCTTTACTACATAACCATATTGCTCTGCTTTTTTCCCCGCTATAATTTTAGCTTTAGGGGAATTAACATCTATACCCACTCCTTCAAAACTTGCGTATACTCTTTTATTCCATCTGTGATGACAAGCACCACCACCTTTGTATAGCCAAATATCGTATGTATTAGCACCTCTTGGCCCCCATCCTTCATTTACTACTTGCTTAGACATAAGTTGAATATCCTCTTTACGATAAATCTTATTGGCCGCAGTCATATTCTTACAGAACTTTCTACTTTTTTCTGTAGTGTCACCAGCGTAAACGTAACGAGTAATAAACTTTACTCCGTCTATTTGTGCATCTTGCTCTGATTTTGCGTTACCTCTTGCCGTTCCTGTAGATACAAGGTTTACTATTTTGTCGTATAAGGGTAATTTAATGCCTTTAGAGAGCATTTCGTTTTCTAAATGGTCATTATCATAGTCAACTTCGAATTCGTCTATTAGAAGCCAATTTTCATTAGGCTCTTCACCTAAGTCTATAAGAGCATTAGAAATTAAATCATCGTGTGAACTTAATTCTGTACCTGTTTGCTCAATTACTTGTTCTTGTGTCTGTGCGTTTTCAAGATCATTAAACTCAAGTGGTTTAAGAGTTCTAAAGAATAGATTAAGGCTAACTCCATTATAGGCTAAAACTTTATCAATAGCGTCTAAAATTACTTCTTGCTTAGGTCTAATAACTAAGTTATCAAACAATATAAAGCTATTCTGTAACTCGTCAGCATTAGAACTAAATCCATTTGCTGAAGCAATACCAAAAAGCAAAGGAGAAGTAACGTTATGCGATAGCATTATCTTACGCATGCATTCTTCGCTCAAAGTATTGTACAAATCAGGCGCATCGTTTACAGGCATAGCGTCAACTGTAGTCTTAGACTCTGAGTTGTTATTGAATGCTACGATAACCTTGTGTCCGTCTGTTCCTGAAAGTTGGCTTAATACCTTTGATTTAATGATATCTTGTTCTTCAGGTGTAGGAACTCCATTGTTGAAATTTACGACTATACGCCCCGAAAATCCTCGGTTCACTTCGTTTATCAAATAATTCGATATGTCTTCTTCCAATACTGCGTAAGGTATACCACCTTGATAATCTACGTAGCTAAAGTATTTCATCCCTACAGAGTAAGGCTGAACCATTAGTATCTCTACTTTATCATTTCCAAATCCAAAAGCTGGGATTCTTTCAGGTGCATAGTTGCGTGTATCTTCCCAATTATTAGAATAGTAATACGCTTCTATTTCCCCGTCTTTATTACACTTTTCAGGTGCTAACAAATGCACAGGAATATGATAAAGTTTTTGTACTTTCTTTCTGTCAGCAGTATAATGTACTTGGAACGCTGCTTGTCCTAACATCTCAAAATCTAATACTACCTTACGCAAGTCTTCAGCACTACACATAGCTTTCATCTGAGCGTACTCATTAGGCTTTTTGTTAGCATCGGTAGCACTTAACCCTTTTCCGTAGATTAGACGGGAGATATTGTTTATTATGGCATTGTTAGTTGTGGAATTCTTGTAACGATCCATAAGGAAAGTATAGTAAGAGTTGTTCTCACCATAAGTTACCCATTCATTACGCTTTGATTCTTCTACTACAGGCGGTTCGTATTGCGCCAGTTTAAGTACGTGTATATTACTCATATAAAATAAAGTCGTTATTTGACGTATTCACTACATATTGTCCATTGTTTACGCTAAAGGTTGGTATAGCCTGATTAGTACAGAATATCTTATCCTTGTAAACGATGTCCGTGTTTTGCTTAAGTGTTAAAGTATAAAAGTGATTTTGCTTTAAAGAGAAAGTAGCCGTGATAGTATCATAGTAACTACCCGTAACGCTTGACGTAATAGTTACGTTTGTAGTAACACCCGTTTGCTCATCCGTAATTTGTAGCGTATTGTACGCACTCGAACGAGGGATGAAACTAAAAGTCTGCGCTGTTGCCGTCTCTTGTAAGATAATCATATTATATTAACTTTAATGTACTCAAATTGTTTTGTAAAAGAAAAGGGAGACCGAAGCCCCCCTAATCTAAACACTATGAAAGAAACACTATGAAGTGACAATAGATGCTGAAGACATTACGGTAACAAGACCTGCTTCAGTTGAACAATTCAAGAAATTCGCTGGGATGTTCTCCATACCTGTGAAAGTAAGTGTGTATCCGTTTAAATCTCCCATTGCAGTACCATTAGAGATAACACCGGTAGCCATATCCATTCCACGCTCAATACCAGCAAGGAAGTATTGACCTGCACGTGTTCTAACGATGATGTGAGGTCTTCCGTAAGCCAACAATTTAACCAATTTGTGTTTAGCAGCAGATTGCTGTTTCAACGTAACAGTTAAAGTTTGCTCTACAAAAGTAGTTCCGTTATCACGGCTTGAAGTAATAGTTTGCTCGAAAGAGTTTGCACCCTTCAAGTCAAACTTGTACATAGTAGCTACACCATTGATATCATCAATTTGATCCGTGTTAGTAGCATTGTAAGTAATATCGGTAGCTGAATAATCTGCATAGTTAATTAGATACAAAGCATCCAACCCACCAACTGAAGACTTACATGGTTCTGCTACACCATTTGAAATATCGCAAGACATTTTTTTAAGTTTTAAATGTTATAAAAAAGGGAGGAGCGTATACCCCTCCCCGATTATTTAATTAGCTAATATTAGTTAGCAGAGTTAGTGATTCCGTAAGTAACGATATCTTCTGCAAATCCGTATTTCGCATCCAAAGTGAAACGCATAACTACACGTACATTTTCTGATCCATCAAGATCTCCCATGTCCAAAACTTTAACTTGGTTCAAGTCAGAAAGAAGACCTGTAGCAAAGTGTAGGTTAGAAGATGGAGTAAGGATAGCTTTGTTATTATCCATTCCGTTAGCAACGAAAACTTTAACACCATCAAAGTAAACATCACCAAGAACTTGGTTAGTACCTTGTGCGTTAACACCCGAAGCACCAAGACCTGAAGCACCAAATCCACCCAAAGCACGTACATAAGCACGGTAGATATTGTTAGATACATAAATGTTCAAGTCTTCTTTTCCGTAGATAGCAGCAGGACAAGCATCAACAATTTTACCT